GTATAATAAGAATATAGAGATTTTATGCTTAAATTTAAAGAATACAATGATTATAAAGATGGTTACCTAACGATATTCGATATAGATGACACTCTATTCCATACGACTGCCCAGATCATAATCCGTAAGCCTGGAGCAGCAGATAAGAAGCTTACTTCAGCAGAATACAACACCTATAAGATGCAGCCTGGAGAGAAGGCAGACTTCTCAGAGTTTTCAGATGCAAACCTATTTTATAGAGAAGCCAAGCCAATCACAAAGATGCTTGAAAAAGCTAAGGCAATCCTTGCCGATACTAAGAACCACCCAAACAACAGAGTCATCATAGTCACAGCAAGACCAGACTTTGATGATAAAGATAAGTTCCTAGCCACCTTTAAAAAGTATGGATTTGACATTGATAATGTTCGTGTAGAACGAGCAGGTAAAATCAATGCTTCATCACCTGGCCAAGCAAAAGCTATCATCATCAATAATTACCTTAATAGTAAGCAATATAATAAAGTAAGGCTGTTTGACGATAGTATAAATAACCTAAAGGAGTTTCTCAAGTTAGAGAAGCTATTCCCAGCTGTTATGTTTAAAGCATGGCATGCACATATTGATGGAACGGTCAACGAAATAAAATGATAGAATTTAAGCAATTCATAACAGAAGCCGCAGATGACGGTAAAGTAAAGCATATCCACCATCCTGAGGATAGACCTTTACTGCATGGTAAGAAGGGTTTTGAGCATGCTATGGGTGCCTTACACCAAGCTTCTGAACATATCGCAAAGGGTAAGAAAACCACAGACATGACTATGAAGTATGATGGCTCTCCAGCTATCGTGTTCGGTCATGATCCAAAGACAAAGAAGTTCTTCGTAGCTTCTAAGTCAGCATTCAATAAAAACCCAAAGATTAACTATACACCTGAAGACATCGAAAGAAACCATGGTCATGCACCAGGCCTTGTAGAGAAGCTTAAGGATGCATTGACACACCTTAAGAAGGTGGCTCCTAAAGAAGGGGTATTCCAAGGTGACTTGATGTTCAGCGGTAGGGACGTTGTACATAATCCAAATGGTTCAGCATCATTCACACCTAATACTATCACATATTCTGCGCATGGTACAGAAGCACAGCATGTTAAGAAAGCAAAGGTTGGTATAGTCGTCCATACTCAATATAATGGTCGCAACCTTGCAGACATGAAGGCTTCACCACAGATAACCCATAAGTTTAAAGCACATCCAGATGTATGGAACAAACCTGCGATACATGATGCAAGTATAGCAAACTATTCACCCAAAGATCAACTCACGTTTAATAAACACATGGAGTCTGCACAAAAGATCCATACAGAAGGCGGTAAGCAGATGTATACCGCAACTGAACCACATCATGGAGAAGGTGGTCATCTAGCTACATACATCAACCAAACAGTTCGCAACAACGCAAAGCCTACTACACAAGGCTTACAACAACACATCATGGATAAGTCACAGATCGTACAATCAAGGCTTAAGACTGCTGAGAAGGCAAGAGAGAAACAACTAGGCGCTCAAGCAGAAGTCAACTATATCCAAAAGAACAGACAACACTATGATAACCTATTGAAGATGCATCAGCACCTTGCATCAGCTAAGAACGTATTGGTGCATACACTTAACCAACATCCTGGTACCCTAAGCCATCATATAGAAGGTAAAGAGACACATCCAGAGGGTTATGTAGTGACACATAAGAACGAGCCAACAAAGCTTGTTAACAGAGCAGAGTTTAGTAGAGCAAACTTAATGAAGGTAAGGAAACCAAATGTTAACGTTTAAAGAGTACCTAAAAGAAAACAAGTATAAGTCAGAGACTGGCGGGTTGACTCGGGCTGGTGTAGATAAGTATAATAGAGAGAATCCAGGCCATGACTTAAAGATGGCGGTGACTACACCTCCATCTAAATTAGACCCTAAAGGTAAAGCTGCAGGCAGACGTAAGTCTTTCTGTGCTCGTATGGGTGGTGTTAAAGGTCCTATGAAGGATGAACATGGCAAACCAACAAGGAAAGCATTAGCGCTAAGGAAATGGAATTGTTAAACTTTAAAGAATTTATTACAGAGGATAAAGAACCACAGAAGCATCATGTGATGGCGTTTGGTCGTATGAACCCTCCAACGACTGGTCATATGGCTGTCATCAATAAGGTACATGACGTAGCTAAGAAACAAGGAGCAGAACACACTGTAGTTACTTCTCATAGTCATGAACCTAAAAAGAATCCACTATCTCCTCAACAAAAGAAGAAACACCTTAAACGCTTCTCACCAGATACAAACTTTAAATCATCATCACCAGAACAACCATCTATATTACATCATGCTGCAGAGCTACATAAGAAGGGTGTTACACACCTCCATGTAGTAGTAGGATCAGATCGTAAGAAAGAGATGACATCTTTATTGAATAGGTATAATAATAAGAAGTCTGGCCATGGCCACTACAACTTTAAGAAGATAACTGTACACTCTGCCGGTCATAGAGATCCTGATTCAGAAGGAGAAAGCGGTGTATCAGGTACTAAACAAAGAGAGCATGCACGTACTGGTAACTATGCGGCCTTCCGCAAGGGAGTGCCAGCTCATGTATCGCATGCACATGCCAAAGAACTTATGCACGACGTACAACATGGGAGTCAAAAATGAAGAGATTAGTATTAGTAGCAGCAATGTTATCAGGATGTAGCTTTATCATGCCAGTACCGTATGACTATGCAGCTGGTGCAGCATTAACAGATATCTCTGTACAATTAGATAAGGTAAGCTGTATCGATAAAGATAAGACCGAATGGCAAAAGTTAGTTGATAATGTAAGATGGTTAGATGTACATGCTGGATGGAAAGAAGATCCACAAGCAAAGACCGTCAATGAGCTATACATAGCAGTACAAAAGGCAAGAGACGGCTCAACAGCATACTGTGACGCCACTATTAAACTTCAAAAAACACGAGTACAAGTACTCCAAAAAGTATGGAAAGGCAGATAATATGTCAATATTAAACGAAATCAAGAGCGCTATGGAAGAGCCTGGAATCAAAGGTCAACTAGCTACTCAACTACATGATATCACAGAACAGTACAACGATAACATCTTGACTGAAGCAGAATATAAAGATTTGGTACAGCAATTCAGCGACGTACAAGCTAATGCAGATCTAGCCGGCGATGAAGTAACTCAAAGATGGGTCATAAATATTTCAAAAGCGATACTCTTGTCTGTATAAATAATAGTAACAGTAATACTTTTATAGATGGATAACAATGAAGAACTATAGACAGCTCATAAAGGGTCTGCCTTCCAAGACAGTCATCATGACAGTCGGAAGCTTTAACCCTCCTACCTCGGTCAACGAGATGGCATTCAAACTAGTAGATAAGCTAGTTGAATCCCATAACGCCGACCATATAATCTACGTCACAGAAGACAAGGACAACTTACCTATCGACCGTAAGCTGCATTTCCTTGAGCTCATGTTTGGGGCTATGAATTTTAAGCCATTGAACGAGTCAAACCTGACTTCTGAACTCATCAGATTAAAGAGTAGGTATAAAGACGTCATCGTAGTTGCTTCAGAAGACAAAGCCAAGCTATATGAGTCATTACAAGTGGTTACTACAAGCAATGACCTAGACCATTCTAAGATCAAATCACACGTAACAAAGGGCGACTTTGTAGCATTCAAAAAAGCAATGCCTACCACACTAAGAGAGCTAGATGCTCGTAGGCTCATGAATGAGATGCGTCAAGTTACCGGTCTTGAGTTACTCAAAGAAGAAGTTAAGTTCTCAGTAGATGTACTCAGAGAGAAGTATTTTAAAGGTCAGATCTACCATATTGGTGACATCGTTGAGTCTGCTGGACAACAGTATGAGATCATGGATCGGGGTTCAAACTACCTTGTAGTGGTCAATAGTACTGGCGACCTATCACGCAAATGGATTAAAGACGTATCATTAGTAGAAGCATGTTGGACTGGATATAAACAAGTTGGCACTAAGAAAAAAGGCAGTAGAACGGTCCCTAAC